TTAATCTCACGCAATACGCCTAAGCGCATTTTATTTATGTCTTTCATCTGTTGGTTCTGGTTCCTGTGCGTACATTGCCTTGAACTCAGCCTTAGACATATTTTGCATTTGCAATGCTTTAAGCCTTACTACTGGCTTATCATCTTCACCACAAAAGTAACCGTAACTTACATATTGTGCTTGCGAGTATGTTAATCTTTCTCGTTGTTCGTCTGTCATGCGTCTACCACAATCATTGGTACACTTTGGGCTGGCACAGAATGTTTTATCTAAATAGCTCATGCCTTCACCTTTAATCCATCACAATAATCAACTCGTAATCCATTTTGTAAATCCACACACTGAACTGCGCGCCCTTGGAATATCCCATGATAACTACCACAACTAGTACAACGACTATTTTTTATTGCGTGGTCTACTTCATCAAACGTATATAATGGCTTTTTGATTTTCTCAAGTAAGTCTTTTTCTGCAAAACTTAAATCGTTCTCGGGACTACAAAAGCACGTAGGGTTAAAAGGTGCGTTTATGCGCTTACACCGTGGACATTCCCATGGTTTATTTTCATAGATTAAATCGTCAATACCATTAGTCACACGAGTTAACAACTCATACAGCGGCTCTTTCATAATGTTTGGCAGCCTGTCATCTCTGATAAGCTCTAATAAGCTCTAATAAACATCCAGTAACCATTCCAAGCATGATTGACATGCGCGTACATCGGTTTATTAACTCTTGAATATCACTCATTCGACTGCCTCATCTTCTAAAAATCTATCAAGGTCTAGCATCGCTTGTTTGTAGCCCATGTTGTAGCCACACGAGAAGCTTGCGGGCTCAGTGTGAACCAGTGTTGGCAGCTTTTTTGCTATATCTGCAATCTTTTCATCTATCCAATCTTGGAGAGTCATAAAATCCTTTTATTCACAGGGTATAGTAATTCTCATTGCAAATTCTGGAGCATGTTTATTACAAGTATTCGTCAATCCTATTGCCTTTGCTAATTCACAATCAGGGCATTTCTTCACGCATTTCGAGTATTGAAAGCATGATTCATCACCACAATCAGGACAACAAGGCCAAGCCATTGTCGGATAATGATTACAAATGTGAGATTTAATGTAATTCAAATCCTCTCTAAGCATGCGTAACTGTAATTCTAATGACAAATAAATCATTTTTGGTAAACTCACTCACTTTTCATCGCTCTCATAGCAAACACATGCCACACCAAGCCATTGGGCATATGACCAGTTTTAAGGAAGTACATACCGTCAACATCCTCATCAAGAACTTGACGGCTAGTTGCCTCTAATATTGTATTGTAAGCATAAAAATGCGCATCATCATCAGGTTCAGGATAGAACTTAACGCCCCACTCTTCACCGACCTCATCAGGGTCAAAACGTATCATTAATCGACAAGCCTTTTCAGCACCTTTACACATCAAACGTTTAAAACTCTCCATTTTTCTCTTCCTTAAAGTTTGGTTGCCCATTTTACGCACTAGAGGGCTGCTAGCAATAAATGTAATGGAAGCACGCAGCGTCCTTGCTGGGAATGCCTTAAGGAATCCGAGTACTCCTTCTACGTCATGGTAGATGAGCTAAACCTTATAATTCTCCGGCAATATGAGCATATACAGCTTTTTTACTATATTCCGTTTCTATCTTAGTCATAAAATCTAAAAGTCGTTGTTCTATGAAATCCATACGACTATTGAGCTGTTTTGATTGTTCCACTAGAGACTGAGTGTACTCAATAATACATTTATTTAAGTTATCCTTTAATTCATTGACCCAGATCGTTTCCTCAATTCTATTTTGGATAATGTCTTTTATTTGGCATTTGGCTATTTCAGATACTTGTTGAGAGAATTTGACGCTCAATAGATTCAAGACCGATTTGTTTATATCGCTCATAAATTCTTTTTCAAGGTAAGTTAATTGGTCTAAATGATTCTTCATTACTTAAAATTCCTTACTACCAAAACTTAATAACAAAGTGAGCTATTATATAGGCCACGACAAATAAATAGGCTAAAGAAACCAATGCAAATAATTTTTCTATTGCTCCATTGAGTAGGTTTTTAAAGCTATATTTTAATCCTTTGTAAAAAGCTTCTTTATTGATTTGCTTTTTATAATCTTCAAAGGCTTTATCAGGACTGGGATTTAACATCAAAATTCCTTCTTGTTTTTCTCGTCTAATTCATGCTTACGCTTAACCACGTCTTCATGAATGAGATTATGATTCTCTTGCGTAAGGGCATCACCATATATCTTTGGAGCCAGTTTTGCAGCTAACCATTTACGTGTATCGATTCGCACTCTTGAGCGTTGAATGTGTTCACCGTTTATGCGCCAGCCGATACAATCGTTTTGTTTATCTTTATATTCCATCCAATCATTAGTGCCATCATCAGCGATTTCCAGAATGTCTTCTATTAGAAATTCTATCTGTTCGCATTTGGCCTGTGCGTATAAGGTGCGAAATTCGGGATAAGTTCTTCGCCAAATGTTTATATTTACTTTAGATGGCATATCGGCATACATTTGGCATAACGTATTTAAACCACAATCATGAGTAGCAACACGTTCACAAATTAACCTCACCATTTCCGGTGTATATTTAGTCGGTCTACCAACTTTTTTTAAATCTTTTGGGTCTTTTTTCTTAGTCATCATTGACCTCAAACTTTGTCGTAAGCCTTATCAAACATCTTAATAGCTTCGGCGCGTGATATTGTAGGGTTAATGGCCATAATATCTTTTATGGCTTTCTGGTAGGAACTTGATTTACGGTCAAGCTTAGGTTGAGAGGCTTTAATAAGTTTCCCATCTTCATCACACAAAGTGCAATGAGTCATCATCATTCCATTACCAAGGTACTTACCTGTACCACCGCATCTATGACATAACATATTTAGCTATCCTTAGCTTATCTAATAATCCAAATACTAACACAATATATTAGTAGCAGAAAGTAATAAATATTATTATTGTAAAATGTGCTTGACATGTGTAATCACAATTGACATAATAATGTCATCAAGCAGAGAAAGATACTTTAACCATAGAGAGAGAATAAAATGAAAGCTTACAGAAAGAGACATAAATTAAGAGTAAAAAGAGTGAATACTATTTTTTCTAAACTTCTTAATATTTTACGCAAATAAAAGATTTAACTTTAACCATAGATAGTTTTTTTAACCAGAGATAGAGGAAATAACCATGATTAACGAACAATTCAATTTATTGCGCGAATTTGCTAACTGGGTTCGCGTCAATGTCGGTAAAGCTGCCAATGTAGATTTAAGCATCTGGTGTCATACTTGTAGTGGCGAAGAGTCCATAGAATACCGTATATGGGTTGATGGACTAATAAACAAAGCAAGCAAAGATATTGATGAACTTGTAGGGATGATTCCTAAATTTAAACAATATTGTGAACTAAACATGGAGTTAGCAGCATGAGCTATCAAGGAATGATGGACGGTTGGCATGGCGATGAAATGGAATGTCATGACCAATGCGGGCTTTGCGATGAATGTGAGCGTGCTTCTGATGAACGCGTAGACTATGAATATGATTTGTGGCGTGATGAGGAAGCAGCATAATGAGCAGAGAAAAATACAGTTGTTATGAATATATTATTGAGTATGATATTAAATTCGGTTGGTATTATATTATTTATGGAACAGGGTGTCCTCCATATGATAATGGCGAAATTGAATCAGATGATTTCTTTGATGCTCAGCAGGAAGCAAGATTTGCGGCAATAGGTCACATCGACTTATTAGAAAATGGAGAGAGATAAATGGACTTATTTCAAAAAGTAATTGAATTGGCTTGGGGAATTCTTGATAAGAACAAAGAATGTGCGATTAATATTGCCACAATCGATAACAAGCTGACTGTGAATATTTTAAGAGGTCGTCGTCGTAAAACATATTGTGACGCTGATGCCAATATAGTTCTCATGAAAATGCGTCAATATGCTATTTAAATTAATACCTCTTTAGCTTCATGCTTGAGAGGTATCGTTTTACCATGAGCGTAATCGCATAATCCATTTTCAATCCATACTTTCACATGAGCCTCAAGAGATTCAGTGGGCAATAGGCCAGCACGCATATCATCTTTGTCTTCTTCGCTCAATAATCGGGTAGTAATTAACCTGGGCTCTACATTTAGCTTGCGAGCTACCCGAATAATAATCGCTTTACATGCTTTATCACTTAACGTTGTAGACATGAGAATTTCAAAAAGGCTTTGGGCTTCCTGCCTTCGCTTTCTAAATATTGATAGGACGGAACATCAAACCAAAATGCCAGGCTACCTTCCCAATCTCCATGACGTTGTTTATCACAAAACCATAAGCAGTCGGGTTTATCTAGTCTTTCAGCTTCTTTTTCGGTTAAAGGATAACCCTGGTTTTGCTTTTGTACCGCGTGTTCTTTAGCTTTATTTCTCCATATTGAAAAACAATTGTCTGCTAAATCGCTAATAGCTCCGGTTCCTTTATAATCCATTTTGTTCGGGGCTGTTGCTTCATCAGCACCTTTTCTTGGATGAACCACAATATGAACATGGCAATCGTACTGATTTTTAAACTCACACAATTTTTCCATGAAGGACTTTTGTGCCTTGTAATCATCCTCCGCTATATCCATCAGCATGAAAGAGTCGATCACAAATACATCTACACCATAACGTTGCCTTGCGTATTTAAATACTTCCAATAATCGACCTGATTTAGCATTCCCCAAAACGTTAAATAACCACATATTATCATTGTAATGTCTTATCACTTCTTTGGAATAATCAGGGCTTGAGTCATTCATGGCGGTTGCTTGCTTAACCAATCGCGCAACCAATTTAGTGGGCTTTAATTCAAGACTCACCATACATATCCTAGCACCTTGATT